GAGTTGGTTGACTCTCGCGTGTGCGATTGCACACATGATCAGAACCAAGGAATTGACTGGGCCCAGCAAAAGCTGAAGTCCGGCCATGAAATGTTTGCGGTCGATTTATCGGACGCAACAAATCAATTTCCTCTTGCATTGCAGCTAAAGATTGTTGAACAAATAGCAGGTGTGAAGGCTGAGGATATCAACCTCTTCCGTGACCTGTCTACTGCCAACTGGCTATCGCCAACCCATGGCCTAGTCAAGTGGACAAAGGGGCAACCGTTAGGTTTGTACCCTTCATTCGCAGTCTTTACTTTGGCACACGGTGTTCTACTAGAAGCTCTAGCAGTTTCCTGTGGACTCTCTGAAACGGATAGTTTCAGGGTTCTAGGAGATGACGTAGTCATTTCAGAACGAAAGCTCTACCTTCTTTACCGCGAGGCATTGAAGGCACTAGATATCGGCGTGTCCGAAGACAAGACAATTTCCAGTCGCTTTGTGACTGAATTCGGAGGTAGAGTCATCTACCCAGACCAGGTTATCACCACTTCTAAGTGGCGTATGTCTTCGGACAGAAACTTCCTAGACTTGATACGAAACACCGGTCCTGGATACATCCAGTATCTCCGTCCTCGACAGAGGATTGTTGCTGCATATGCAGTGACACTGCCGGAACCGTTGGGACTTAACATAAACCCCTACGGTATTCCCCTAGACGATAGGATCGCCTTGGAGCAAGCAGTGACTTGTAGTTCTGATCGGTCGAATAGATTTCCCCCATTTGCAAAGAGCTCCTGGCTTACCACGTTAATGAACTCAACGTGGGCTACCAGTTATTTCGGGCCAAGACGCACTTTCCCTATCCAGGAAGGTGTTCTGACCTCTGGTCGACCAGACCAGTTTGCTAGTGAGGAGGTGTTGAGTAGAATTTGTCACTCTACTGGTTCACCATTCGATCCGAATGCTCAGTTCCGGGAACTATCTGAACCCGGTCCTGATGTGTTCGAAAGGATCTCTAAGATCGCCAAAGACTTGAAACTAAATCATTTCAAGACTAGTGGAGACCCGAGAGGGACCACTACTTTGGAGTTATGGGAAAAGCGCTATTTGAAGCGTATTTCTTCTGGGCCTAAGCGCACCCGC